TTTGCAGATCAACGAGGCTGGGTGTATAGGTTTTATGGTAGCAGCGAACAATCTGGAATTTCAACCTCTTATTATGATGAACTTCTGATTCCGGTTTCTGGGTTGAATACAACCGGTAGCACTGCTAATAGTATCGGTTTGGGACTAGCAACTCCAGTTGCAGTATTTTTTGAAGAGCCTAACCGAGTATCTCCTATTTCAGTTGGAGCTGGTGGAACTGCCGGTATTGGCACTGGCAGAAACGGTTTCGTTCACGTAGTATTCAACGAAATCGTAAATGTATCTGCTGGTGCAACTTGCGTAATTAATCAATTTACTAGCACTGGCACTCCAACCGGTACTCCAATTGTTGCAACTGCCCGGTCTTTTGCCACCGGTTCAACCGTAACCAACTTCGTAAACGGCCAGTCCTTTAGGACATTCACCAGTTACAATGGTCAGATAACCAATCGGGTCGCCTTCGCCTTTACTGCCCCATCCAGTGGCATAGGAACGGTTCTCCGCATTGATACATCAAGAGGGTTCTCTGGAGTTATTACTGACTTTTCCGGTGGGGTTGGTGTAACCTCAACGTTTACTCCAGATATGATCAGAAATGTTGGTGGCGCCGGAACATTCGGCTCAACCGCTGGTATTGGAACTACAACTCTTACTATTGTTGCCTGAGTTATAAATGATTTTCAATGAATTAAATGAGGAGAATTTTCTCATTTTTGCTATAAAAAATTATGAAAATCCTCAGGCTCTAACCAAAGAGGATTTTTATAAGGACATCAATAGGTTTAAGTATATTAAGCGTCTTATTAAAAAATATAAAAAAACCGGAGACCTAAAGGTTCATCTATTGTTGAATCATTTTGTAATTCTTTATAATATTTTTGGAGAAGCCACAACTCCTATGCTATTCTTTAAACATGATTATGACATGTGGGATACTGTTAAAACTTTTGTGGTCTTTCTTAATAGACTTCCAGAATTTCCGGAGACATTTATACATACTATAGAAGAAGATCAATTTTGTAAAAATGAATTATTAGGAATTCACGATGACTCCATTAGATAAGGTAATTTCAATTGTACGTGAAGATGTAACAGTTGCAAATTCTGCCGGTCAAGGTGGAGGATTTGGCGGTAACTCTTCACAACCTACTGCCGGATTTGATCCTATAATGAGTTTTGTTCGTAGAAAATCTGGTCTAGTTGATAAAAGAAATAAGAATTATAAGCGAAGTTATGATAAATGGTTACGGTCAATGGGGCTTTTATAAATCATAAATAGTGTTAATGTTATGGTTTTAGAGTGAGATAGTAAATCTCGCGGAGCTTTTAAATGCAAGAAGATTCAATTCGCATAGCCTTATTAGAGAAGGGACAAGAAACCACGGAGAAAGAATTGTCTACACTCAGAGAGGCCATAACTGAGATCAGCAAGGTTAATGTAAGAATTAGTGAATTACTAACAATACATCAGGTAAAATTAGATCAACAGCAGAAGAACGATGATGATGTAAACCGAAAGGTTGAGGATGGAATTAAAAATCTCATCGTTAAAATGGATAAAGATAGAGATGATATTTATAAAAAGATGGAAACATCTGAAACTACCTTATCAACCGAAATAACAGGACTAAGAGATAAGGTATTTATTGGTGTGGGCGCCGTTACGGTTCTTAATGTTCTCATAACCATTGCCGGACCTTATGTTCTCTCTAAAATGACCTCGGGGGGCTTGACAAACGATAAGACTGGTGCTATAGTAAGGGGCCTTGACGCCGCCTAAATGGATGCAACGGACGATTATTATATTAATTCACTATCAACTCGTCTAGAAAAATTCAAGAAAATAAAACCGGGACTATACAACTGTAGATGTAATATTTGTGGAGATTCACAAAAGAACAAAACAAAGGCTCGGGGTTATTTTTACGATAAGAAAAACAACACCAACTATAAGTGCCATAACTGTGGCATTAACATCTCCTTTAATAATTATTTAAAACAGATTGATCCCGTTTTACATGAAGAGTATATTCTGGCAAAATATAAAAGGGGATTGACTGGTAAAAACTTTGTAGTTGATACTCCGAAATTCAATTCATCCAAACCGACTTTCAAGGCTAGGCTAAAACTACCAAGAGCTTCAGAAAACGAGACCGCTAGATCATATCTTGAGGCCAGAAATATAGATGCCACACAATTTTATTATGCCGCAGAATTTAAAAAATGGGTGAATACCTTAAAACAAACCTTCAATTCCAGGGCTCTTTATTATGAGGAAGAACGAATAGTCATACCACTCTATTATGAAAAAGAACTGGTAGGGTTTCAAGGTAGAGCCATAAAAAACTCAAGAATCAAGTATATTACCATCATGTTAAATGAGGATGCCCCAAAGGTTTACAATTTTGACAGCATAGATAATACAAAACCCGTTTACATTCTTGAAGGCCCTTTTGATTCTTATTTTGTTGAGAATTCTATTGCAATGTGTGGAGCGGACGTTGATATTAAATCCCTGAATATTTCTCAGCCTGTTTATGTTTATGATAACGAGCCCAGAAATAAAGAAATCATTGACCGAATGGCCCGAACTATAGCCAAGGATTTTCCGATAGTCATTTGGCCAAAATCTATAAGACAAAAAGATGTGAATTTGATGGTTTTAAACGGGACAAATGTAAATCAAATTATTAAAGACAATACGTTTACTGGACTTTTAGCAAATTTAAATTTTAACGAATGGAAGAAAAAATGAATGGCATTACGGTAGTTAAGAGAAATGGTAATATTGAGCCATTGATGTTGGAAAAGATTCACGAAATGGTGAATTGTGCTTGCGAGGGTCTGTCTAACGTTTCAGCATCGCAAATTGAAATGAATTCTGGACTACAATTTTATGCCGGAATTACGACCGACGAGATTCAACAAATTCTTGTTAAGTCTGCATCAGATTTGATCAGCCTTGAGCATCCAAACTATCAATATGTTGCAGCCCGATTGCTGCTTTTTGCTATTCGTAAGCGGCTTTATGGTGGTAGAATTGATATGCCACACCTTTCCGAGCATATTAAATTTTGTGTAGAACAAGAATACTATGATGCTGATGTTTATGAAAAGTATTCATCTGAAGAACTTGATACCATAAACTCTTTCATTGACCACGATAGAGATTTTCTTTTTACATATGCTGGTCTTAAGCAGGCTGAGGATAGGTATCTAGTCCAAGACCGTGATACTAAACAGGTATTTGAAACGCCTCAGTTTATGTATATTATGATTGCTCTTACAATCTTTGCAAATTATCCAAAAGATGTAAGGCTATCATATGTTAAGCGTTATTATGATGTTGTAAGTAAACATAAGATTAATCTTCCGACGCCGGTAATGGCAAGTGTGCGAACACCAGATAGACAGGCTGCTTCTTGCTGTCTTATTGATGTTGATGATACGCTCGGCAGCATTATTGCATCGGATGGCGCAATGATGAAATATGTGTCTGGCGGTGCCGGTGTTGGAATGGATGTTAGTAAAATTCGTGGTATTAAGAGTAAAATTCGGAAGGGTAAGGTTATTTCTTCTGGATTGATTCCCTATCTTAAGAAGTTTCAGGCGTCTCTTGAATCTTGTCATCAAGGTGGTGTGCGAAAAGGAAGTATGACTGCCTATGTGAGCATTTGGCATCAGGAAATTGAAGATATTATTGTTCTTAAGAATAATAAGGGTAATGATGAAAATCGCGTCCGAAATATTGATTATGCAATTAAGATTTCAAAACTATTTTATGAGCGTTATCTCCAGAATGGCGAAATCACACTATTTTCCCCTCATCATGTTCCCAATTTAGAAGATTCATTTGGCACCGATTTGTTTGATGAACTTTATGTTCGCTATGAGAATGATCCGTCTATCCCCAAACGTAGAGTAAAAGCACAAGAACTCTTTTTGAATATTCTTAAGGAGCGAAGTGAAACTGGCCGCATTTATATTATGAATATTGACCATTGCAATAGTCATAGTTCATTTAAGGACCATATTAGTATGAGCAACCTTTGTGTGGCAGGGGATACTAAGATTAGAATTCGCTGCACATTTGGTTTTCTTGATGGTAAAGAATTGAGAGGAGAATATGAAATTGAAATTAAAGATTTGGGTGAATATCTAAACCCAAAAACGGTTCAGCATGTTAGAACTACAGACGAACCTATTTATAAATATGACGAATATTCCGGGCTTGAAGTTCTCTCTTATGATACAGTCAAAGGAGAAAAAGTTTGGAGTAAAGTAACTGCCTTTGCGCAAACCTCACCCAAGGCAAAGGTTGTATCATTCAATAAAGGTGAACTTATTCTTACCCCAGATCATAAAGTCTACACTACAAATCGTGGATATGTTGAGGCTAAAAATTTGGAAACAACCGATTTTGTTATCTATAATGGTAGAGAAAAAATTTGGAAGGTAAAAAGTAATTATAGAACGGTTGAGTGCCTAGAAGAAGAAATTCCTGTTTACGATATTACTGTAGAAGGAACTCATAACTTCTTTGCAAATGATATTTTGGTTCATAATTGTGTAGAAGTAACTTTGCCGGTTCATCCTATTCAAACTCTTGAAGATGAGGCATCAGAAATTTCTCTTTGCATTCTCGGAGGACTGAATGTTGGAACAATTAAGTCTGACAAGGAACTAGAAGAGTGTTGTGAATTGATTGTAAGAGCACTTGAAGAACTTATTGATTGGCAAGATTATCTCGTTAAGGCTGCCGAGATTTCAACAAGAGCCCGAAGGTCTTTAGGAATCGGCGTTATGGGTCTAGCGCATTATCTAGCCAAACTAGGCCAGTCTTATCACGAACAAGCCGCCTGGAATAGCTGCCATAAACTTGGTGAGAGTATTCAATATTTTCTTCTTAAGGCTTCCAATCAGTTAGCAAAAGAAAGAGGTCCATGTGAATATTTTAGTAGAACAAAGTATGCTGACGGAATTTTACCTATTGATACTTACAAGAAAGATGTAGATGAAATTTGTTCCATTCCACTAAGACACGATTGGGAACAACTAAGGCAAAATATTCTTCAATATGGTCTAAGACATTCCACTCTGAGCGCAATTATGCCAGGCGAGTCATCGAGTTTGATGCTCAATGCCCCAAATGGGATTGAAATGCCAAGAGAACATCTATCTGTTAAGCGCAGGCTCAAGCAGATTGTTCCACAATATTCATCATTGAAGAACAATTATAGTCTACTATGGGATGCACCTTCTAATATCGGTTATCTTAACATTGTTGCGGTTCTTCAAAAGTTTATTGATCAGTCAATAAGTGCAAATACTGCATACAATCCAGAGATGTTTCCCGATAAGGAAGTTCCAATGAGTCTTATTGTTGGTGATGTTTTATATGCTTACAAAATGGGCTTAAAAACACTCTACTATCATAATACCTATGATAGTAAGAAAGATTCAGAATCTGCAGAAGTAGACGAACTTGAAAAATTGATTAACGAAATACAAACGAGTGAAGGAGAGGAGTATTGTGAAGGATGTAGCATCTGAGGTTAAGGGTATGACTGTATTTAATAGAAACATTGTTGATACAACAAAAGAGAAGATGTTCTTTGGTCAACCTTTAGGTGTCCAAAGATATGATGTTCATAAATATCCTGCATTCTATCGCCTAACTCAGGATCAACTAGGAGCTTTCTGGCGCCCTGAAGAATTTCCGCTACAAAAAGATCGCACGGATTATCTGAGACTTTCTGACTACCAGAAGCATATTTTCACTTCGAATCTGAAGTATCAAATTATGTTGGATTCTGTTCAAGGAAGAGGACCGGGAATGGCCTTTATTCCCTATTGTTCTTTACCTGAACTTGAATCGGCAATGATTGCCTGGCAGTTTATGGAAATGGTTCATAGTTATTCTTATACTTACATTATTAAGAATGTATATACGAGTAATCCTTCTGAGGTGTTTGACCACATTATTGACGATGATAAGATTCTAGAACGAGCCTCTAGTGTTACTGCATCTTATGATGATTTTATTGGTTCAGCACAACAGTACGGTTCATCTGATTTGTGGAAATTTAATAATGAGGGAGTTCCACTGGGACAACAAGAACTCTATGAACTGAAGAGAAAACTCTATCGTGCGGTGATGAATGTGAATATCTTAGAGGGCATTCGTTTTTATGTTTCCTTTGCTTGTAGTTTTGCATTTGGTGAACGTGAATTGATGGAAGGTTCAGCTAAGATTATATCTAAGATTGCTCTTGACGAAAGACTACATCTTTTTCTGACACAGAACATTCTCACCAAATGGCGAAATGGTGATGACCCAGATATGGTGCAAATCGCCAAAGAAGAAGAAGCACTTTGCTATAGAATGTTTGAAAATACCGTAAATGAGGAAAAAAGTTGGGCACATTATCTTTTTGCTGATGGTTCGCTAATCGGTCTTAGTGAGAAGTTACTTTGTAATTATATTGAATGGATTGCTAATCGTAGAATGCGGGCGATTGGGTTTAAGCCACTATATGATATTTCTTCTAAGAATAATCCACTGCCATGGACCGAAAAATGGCTGAACAGTAGAAATGAGCAGGTTCCTCCACAGGAAGAAAATATCTCAAGCTATGTTGTTGGTGGACTCAAACAAGATATAAATTCCAATACCTTTGCTAACTTTAAACTGTAAAACATAAATAATAAAAGAACACAACTATCCTGAAAAATATGTCCAAATATTATCTTACTGAAGCCTATGGTGAGCTTTATAGCACTCGCCTCACCGAGGCTAGCTTCTATGAGAATCTGCGCTTTGTAGATTTTCTTCAACAAGAAGAAATTGAAGAGGTTATGGAGGCTCTCATTTGGGAATTTATGGACTATGGTGATACTCTGAACGAAGCGGTAGATACTCTTGGGGTTGTTTTTGAGAACGATGAGGTTCTTGCTGAATCTCTTGATATTCTAGCCGAACAGACTGCCGCTGGTGCTGCCCGAATGGCTCAACGCAAGTCTACTCGCGAAAGGCAAGCTGCAGATTCGGCTAAAACGAATGTAGAAAAGGAATCAAATGTTCGTAGTTTTGCTGATAGAGATGCTCGCGCCCGCAGAGCTGCCAGATCAGCAGCAGTTCGTGGGGCTCTTTCCGGTGCAAAGCGTTCTGTTGAAGGTGCTCTTTCTGGTGTTCACAAGCAAATTCGTGATAAGAAGGCTCAACTAAAGAAAGGCTTTTCAGATACCGGTGAAAAGGCAAAGGCCGCTCTATCACGGGTTGCCCGTGGTGGTAGACGAGTAATGAATGCTGTTAGAGGTGGTGTTCAGGGTGCAAAAATTGGGGCTCAAGTTGGATATAACTATCCACTAAAAACGTCAGCTGAACGGACTCCTGCCAGAGAAAGAACTCAGCAACGGAGAGATGCCGCAAGGTCTACTGCTAGTGACACATTCTCTAGGCCAAAGGCAAAGCCAGTTGTTGTGGGAACTTATCCAGGTAGAGCAAAATCTAAGCCGGTTGTTGTAGGATCTTATCCAGGCAGAAAAGCTGAACCCGCTCCAAAGGCACCAGTCAAATCAAGATCCATGGTAAGTGCAAAATCTAGAGCCCGTATGGATAAAAATAAAGAAGCATATGAAAAGGCAAAACAAAAACTTAATGCCTCTGTAGATTATGATCTTCTTACTCAATATATGATTGAGGATCTTATAGATGAAGGCTATGCCGAGACTGAAGCCCAGGCTATTACCATTCTGGAAGATATGTCTGAAGAAAATCTAAATGAGTTTGCTGCCCAATATATTCAAGACTGACAATCATTAAACTGTCACAACAAAACACTCTAGTTCACAAAATGTGCTAGAGTGTTTTTTTATGTGAAAACATTGTATATTCTTAGCGACATTATTGCAACTCCATCGCAGCTAAAACCCGAATTTCTGAATAGTGCAATATCTGTTGCCATGGCATCACCGTCTAAGAAAAGAGTTGGGAGTATTCTTCTTAAAAAGAGGAGAATCATTTCTGCTGCCTGTAATTATGATACAAAGACTCATCCTATTCAAGAAAAATATGCAATTCTTGCAAGTAGAATACACGAAAATGATGTGTATTCTATGAAAAAGTACCTCCATTCGGAGCTAAACTGCATTTTAAGAGCTAGAGGAAAGGGGGATACAATTGTGATCGCCAGAGTTGGGGGCCACGGTGGAAATAAGTTGAGAAACTCTCGCCCCTGTCCACTTTGCACTCTATTTCTTAAGCAGAATGATATTACTAAGATTCACTATTCCACTGTAAATGGATTTATGTTTGAGGATTGGTCCTGAACACTTTCTGCAATCAAAACCTTACTATAAATATTATCTATTTCTGATGTGAAGAATTTACCCTCAACATTAGTATTATAGTAATCATCGCGCATAATAACATCTCTCTTAAATTGCTCAAGAGTCTCAAAATAAGACATTGACTTTTTATGTGGACATAGATAAAGAATTGTTCTTTTGAACATTTCGTCTCCCAATTCTTTATGATCTTTAATCAACTCATCACATGAGCCGAAATAATTCTTCCAGTTTCCTTCTTTAGTCTTACGTCTTCCAGTTTTAGGATCCTTTCTTCTTTCCCAGAAGTGCTTCTTGCCAATGTATTTCTTATTGTTTGACAGGTTTTCAATAATATAGACAAAACCTTCCATACCTTCTGGAACATTTTCTAATATCTTGCCGTTATAGTACCACATATAAATTAAAATAATATTTATGGTGCTGGTGGACACTTATAAAACCATCCTATTGACATTCCCGTAAAACTGTGCTATAGTCCTCCTAGGACATTAAACGGTCCTAAATACTATTTCATAATGATTTAGTGAAACTAGAGCCAGGGATTGCTGCTCTTTAGAACGGGGGCGTTGCGACGGCGATCAAGCCTGGATGTTGTTTTTAACCAATCCAATGCGTTTTTCCAAAACTATTTCAATTCTTTTTGCCGGTGCTTTACTATTCTCACCAGTACAAGCCAGGGCAATTTCTTCAATCAATTATTCAACCTATACGGAATCACCAGATTCTACTATTGAATTTGATAAATGGTTGCTAAGAAAAAATTTTTCTATTGCAGCAAGCATAGGTGAAGCTAGCTGGTATGGACCAGGATTCTATGGAAGACCTACCGCAAGTGGCGAAATCTATAGGCCGGGTACTTTTACAGTTGCACACCGAACACTACCGATGGGAACCCGAGTACGAATCACTAATCTTAATAATGGCCGTAGTGCTATTGCAAGAGTGAATGATCGTGGACCTTTTGTTGGTGGTCGCATTGTTGACTTGGGTGAAGGTATTGCAAACCATCTCGGTGTAAAATCCAGTGGAGTTGCAGATGTCCGACTTCAAGTTTTAGACTGATTTGATTAATTGATTTAGTTATGTATGGGTTCTCTTTATGAGAGCCCTTTGACCTTTTATTATTCTCTTGACATGGCCATGGATTTAAACGTTCGCTACAACTCTTATTATGCTTATACAATGCGGAATCTGAATTGGACTAAAAGAGAATATGTACCCTTTAGGGGAGAACTTGTTGACGAGTACGGTAATAAGAATTCTTATTACTTTGAACAATTTGAGAAAGATTTAGAATATATTAATTCCTTGGATTCTTATCAATTCTTAGAATGGTTAGAAAAAGCCGAACCAGTAACTATTGATAATTATAGGAACTATATTGAATATATAAATCTAGAAGAGAATCATAATTGGATCAAAAGATTTCTTAATTTTATTGGAGCCCTGGTAAACATATAAATAAATAGTTATAATTATTCGGTGTATAATTATGACCAAAGGAAAGAGACCACAAGACTTTGGCTTTAAGCTGGGAGATACTCATATAATCGTTAATGATGTCACCGAAACCGCAAAAGCATACGATTTTAATGGCAGACTCTTATGGGAAATACCAGCTCTTGCACGAGGTCAAGGAAGCGATTATGTGTTTTCCGAATATGGTAGTGACACCGTTCCCGGTCTTTATCGTCTAGGAGAACTCCATAATGACTATGCCAAGTATGGCCCCACTCCATCTTTTGATCGCACGCTAAGGGCCTATGGCTGGCTATCATTTGATATGGTAGAATTGGAAGGCCAGGAAGCGAAATATGGTAGAGCTGGTCTTATGATTCATGGCGGTGGTTCGAGTAATGGATGGCCAGCATCTTGGGCACCTAAACAACGGTTAGTTCCGACTCTAGGTTGTGTGAGACTTTATAACATTGATCTAAGAGATAAACTTCTTCCTCTTTATAAGAAGGGCACAGTTTTTGTTACCGTTTATCAGGAGCCGGGTTCTTATTGAGTTTGGACACTTGAACAACTGGCACTCGTTCTTACCGTTTGGCTGAGTTTGTGTTATTCTTAAGTTGCTCAGACGAATGAGCACTAAATAGAGCGCCACCCGGTTGTGGTTGGTTTTATTGGGTCTCGTCCCGACAATGATCTTCTAAATCATTCCCTTAAGCGTCGGAAGGAGGGCAACGATGTTCAATTCATCCGAGACTCGTTTTTAACTTTGTAAAGTTTAATAGTTCAGTTGTATAAATAACAATAAGTTATTTTACCTGAACTAATGGAATATTCTACTTTAAAAGAATTTATTGGCCAAAAATTATCAATAAGGCAAATATCAAAATTAACAAATAAAAGCTATACCACAATTAGATATTGGTTAAAACAACACAATCTAAAGACTCACTATAAATCTTTTAAAGAAGGGGTTTATGTCAATGGCAATAAACACACAATAAAAAGAGATAATGGTAACCCAATACAAAAATGTAATTCCTGTGATATAGATTTAAATGTTGAAACTGGTTATTGGAGAAAAGGAAGACGAGTATGGGCACCCAACTGTAAAAAATGTTCTAATAAAAAATCTATAGAAAGGTGGAGAAATTCTAAAAAGAAAGCTGTAGAGTATAAAGGTGGAAAATGCGAAAGATGCGATTATAATAAATGTGTTGATGCTCTAGAATTCCATCATATAAACCCAAAGGAAAAGGATAAAAACTTTGGAAACATAAAGCATAAGAGTTGGGAAAATCAAAAACGTGAACTGGATAAATGTATTTGTGTATGTTCTAATTGTCATAGAGAAATTCACGCAGAACTTAGACTTAAATCTTCTATGCTACTTTCACAGTAGTCTGCTACCACTTGACAAAAGCACCCAACCCTTAAACTGGCACACAACCCACCCACAACCCCAGTCTTGGTGTATGATACATAGGCAATGAAAGGAAATAGGCCCCCTGGGCTCTATACCGGGAAAGTAGAAAAGGTAGGTTCGCCTACCCAAAAACTTCCTTTCATCCGCTCGGTCGTCAGAACTGATGTTCGGAGTCGCCTTATAAGCGATTTGCCCTGGACTGGGGCCTTAGGCTGGGTTTGATCCCCAGGGCGACTATTGATAATCGCTGGGCACATAGCCCAGAAAGATGTCAAACCGAGAAGTATGAAAGAGAACTTCTGGGTCCGGTATAGTAAGACAGTCCCAAATGTCTTACTTTTTCAATGCCCTTGCCATTGGTATGGTAAGATAGGATTCAACTTAATAAAGTAGTGTTGGATAGGTGTGCTGAATCCACACCGATAAGAACCTCCCTCATAAGGTGATCTTCCTGAACGAAACATTAAGTCTATCAATAGTGAGTTCGTTCCTCACCAGGGGCAAATTACCTTCATTATAAAATAAGAAAATGGCAACCATTGAACAAATTAAAGAACTTCGGCAAAAGACTGGAGCCGGGATGATGCTCTGTAAAGAGGCCCTAGCCGCCAATTCGGACGATGAATATAAGGCAATCATTTGGCTCAGACAGAAAGGAATTTCAATTGCAGATGGCAATTCTGGTAGACAAACAACTGAAGGAACTATTGGCTCTTACATACACACTGGTGGTAAAGTTGGTGTTTTGATTGAAGTTCTGTGTGAAACAGATTTTGTTGCACGTTCTGACGGCTTTCAAGAGCTTGTTCGCAATTTGGGAATGCAAGTTGCGGCATATCCTGCGGTTTCTTATGTTTCAGTTGAGGACATTCCTAGTGAAATTTCAGAGAAAGAAGCTCAAATTGAAATGGGTAAAAATGACCTTGCAACCAAACCCGATGCAATTAAGACTAAAATTGTTGAAGGAAGAGTCGCAAAAAGACTCAAAGAAATGTGTCTAATGAGTCAGGTTTTTGTCAAAGATAATTCTCTAACTGTTGAAGAATATGTAAAGAGTGTTGCGGGAATTCTTAAGGAGAATATTAGAGTTTCTAAATTTGTTCGGTTTACTTTGTGATGTGTAACCTATGTTAAGTCAATAAATAAAAACGCTTTTCCCGAGTTGCATATAATTTTTACACTACTACGTGGTCTTATCTATGATTCCATTAACCCTTACCGAGCTAACAATTAACGGTTCTGTTTTAGAGTTGCGATACAATCAAGCTCTTAACGGCACTCTTCCCAGTTACAGCCGCTTTCAGGTATCCGTAAATTGGGTCCGTCGTGCCATAACCGGCCCCGCATTCCTCAGCGGCGACATAACCGTTCGCCTAAATCTTGCCTCAGCGGTCCTCGCCACAGATACCGTCGCGGTCACTTACACCAGCGTCAATAGATTCGACAAGATCGGTTGCGGCGACATTCGCTCTCTCAGCACAAATCAAAGGGCACTCTTCTTTCGCAGTCAAAAAGCTGCCAATATTACTCCGCCGATTACTCAACCCGGTCCCGATCAGGTTCTATCCTGGATTGAATGTGCTCTAAATGCAATTCTTTCGGCTGGGAGTAATGGTAAGCCTGGTGTGCCGCCAACCACTGGCAGTCGTCTGATGGCAATGCTCTCTACGGCAATGTTAGACACACGAGCAGCTTTCGGCGATCAAGTAGCTTTCTATAAAATAGATCAAAATGCACCCGCCACGGCTAACGTAGATGCCGCACTGATTGGCGCGGCTTATCGTATTCTTTCGTTAGAGTTGCCTGGAGAATACGAAATACTTCAAAAACACTATAGATCAAGTCTAGATTCTCTGAAGGGAACTCCACAAAGTATTCAGTCTGGTTTAACCTTTGGGACCGAAATAGCGGATAAAATCCGCTCACTAAGATCTAACGATGGATCAACGAATAATACACCTTATCAACCTCCTACTAATAGCTTGCCTGGATATACCTGGATGCCAGCCTCAAGCGGTCCCACTGCAGGGGCTGCTCTAGGCCCCAATTGGGGCACGGTAAAACCGTGGGGTGTAGTAAATACAACTACACATCGCACTAATGGTCTACAGGGCAAGCCAGACGTAAATTTGGACTTGTATGCCAAAGATTTAACCGAAGTGCGTTTATATGGTGGATTGACCAACTCTCTGCGAAATGCTGATCAAACTGAAATCGCCCTTTTTTGGGCATACGACCGACCTGACACTTATAGACCATATGGTCAACTTTTTGATATTGCAACCGAAATATCAGAAAACCAAAAGGTATCCCCGGCTAACAATGCAATTTTATTTGCCAACCTTAGTATAGCCATGGCCGATGCCGTAACCTTAGCATGGAAAGAAAAATATGACAATGTTCAGCCTAGACCATGGGATGTAATCACCGGAAGTTTTTCTGACACTGATGGCTCAGATTTAACATTCCGAGATAAAGATTGGAAGTCTCTATTGTCTTCAATTAATGGTGTCCAGTCTCCACCATTTCCAGATTTTCTTTCTGGACATTCTGTGATGGGTGGAGTTTTCGCTAGCGTTATGACTCACTTTTTTGGTGATAGCTTAGTATGGTCAACAACATCTCAAGAACTCCCTGGTGTTACTCGCACTTTTGACGGTTTTATTGGTGAAGGTACTTTAGGAGACATCAGTTCCGCTACCTACAGGGCGAACGGTTTTTATGAGGCGGGTATTGAGAACGCAGTGGGGCGAGTTTACGGTGGTGTGCATGTCCGAGAGGCGTGTTTAGACTCCTTCAATTTAGGAGTACAGGCTGGAAATTCCACTGTTGCTGGGGTTAAATTTGTTTAAGGTGCCTATAAAAATTAAAGTTCTTGAATGTCCATTATGGATTCAAGGTGACGACAATCTTCATTATTCCTTTGATGAAATTGAACCACTATTTAATAGAAATGGTCACTATCTAATCAATAATAAAAATGTAATCGTAGAGTATAACGGTAAAGCCTGGCAATCAAAAGATCACAAAAGCCAGGTGAAAGCTTTTTACTGGGATCTTGAAGATGCCGAACATGGCGGAATCAATATTCTCTCAAAAAACGAAAGTGATGCAATTTATACTCTTATGAAAGTTGGACTTGCAACCAAACAACAGGAATATCTCTATAGAAAAGATTACTCCAACCGAAAACGTAAACTTGAAAATTTACAATGGCAAGACACATGATAAACTGGCACACTACACATTTACTCGCCGCCATTCACTGTTAAGATAAGCATGTACCAAACACATTGAGAGCTTTTTATGTCTTCCGACAATGGTATCTACATTCTGAAAACCATCCGCACCCGCAAGCCCGAGGGTCATGCGTTGGTTGCAACTGAACCTCATCCGGTTTATCGGGTTGCTCATGCTTCGGCCATTGATAACTTTGATTACTACGAGAAAAAACAGCCATACAATCTTGGTGCTTATATGAAAGATATTTGGGGGAGTTCTCCTGTTTATGAGGATAATCGAGATGCACTCACTTACGCTTCCCAAATGGAGAACGAAATTCCTTTACTTGAATATGGCATCTGTAGTATTAATACTGATTATGTCTTTTATGGGGACATGTAAACCATTTAAAGAACTGGCACACACTTTTACCGCTGTGCCAGTTTTGTTGTATGCTAGTGGAGCCTTAATAAAAACCAATGTTTGAACCAATTATTTCTGAAGAAACTATATATTTTGTAAAGTTTGACTGTGGTTATTATGCTGCAAAACAGCCACATTATGACTGGAGCTTTACAGATAATCCTTCTCTGGCGCAAAAATATAAAACCATAAAAAATGCAAAAGAGCGGGGAGAGCATGGAACCCAGTTGATTAGTAAACCACTACAATCTTATGTTATTGAAAGATTCACGCTGAAAACATTGCTTGTGTTTGAAGGTTCTGAAAGTTCTCTAACCAACTTTGACCCCGATGAAATGCCTTTGGGATAATTATATTCCACAACACCCAATACTCAAAAAAACAAAACAAATGGATCAGCAAACATACAGAACCACATTAGAAGTCAATGTTTTACACACGAAGGATGATTTTGGCTACACTTTAAGCGCAGATGAATATGGAACAGTTACAATTTCTCATACGGAAGGAATGGAAGCAATGACCGGTACAACAAATCACATTCATATTCCTAAAGATGGAATTCAACACATTATTGATGCCCTGGTAAAATTTCAATGACCGAGCAAATTAAAGTAGAAGGTGACACAATCACATACAATGGGGTAAAATATCAAAAGGTAGAAGAACCTGAACCACAGACTTTTCGTGGCAACATTGAATATGTTTTAGATGTTAATGAATTGGAATGGGATTTGTTGGACCCCTCGGCATTATCCCAAGAGGTTACTGAAATAATTGTTAACTGGCTCCCGACTAAAACTGAATATGAAGTTCGTTCCGATGATTATATGAGGGGTTGGAACGATTATGAGAACGAACTGTTGAAAATTATTTTCAAATGAATCGCTTTATACAGAGGATTCCAAATTTTATAGATTCTAGGGGTATTACTCCCGTAGAATTTTATTTCAACACTGTGGAAGAACTTGAGCGCCACCCATACATTCAAGGGTGGTTAAAGAAATCTTCATCGTATCTTTGTAAAAGTGATGAATTTCTGATGGTAGCAGAGCAAGAAGGTTTTACCGCTTGGGCTATTGGTTGGATTGCAAATCCTGATGAGTTGGACCTTCCGATTCACGAAAATAAAACTATTTTACAATATTCTGATGGAACAATTGAAATCAGCACAGAAAATAGTGAAAATCCGGTGGTGAGCTGGTGTGGAGGCAGAGCGACCCTAAAAGATGGAACAATTTGCAAATATTTAAAATATGAGGATTGGAAAGGCAGAATGAACATAAAGTAATTAAACGTGACACTTTCAAAACTGACACAATGGTTTTGGCTTGTGGTCTTTTTCTATTATGATACAAATGCTCTCAAAAACATCATGGAACTCACCAAAGAAAGTTACCTCAAGTCTTTTAAAAGTTGGACTAAATATTCGCCATGGCTGGAGGACGGTTATTGTGACGAAAATGGCCGGTGTTGGTTTGAAATAATGGGAGAATGGAAACTCATTAAACCTGAGGATGCTTATAATTGTGTCACATGTCTGCCCGCCCACTGCAATTAAAACTTGAAGGAAATTTAAATGAAATACACAAACGTTGAAGAGTTTGTAAAAAACTTTGTAGATAATGGACACGAAGAAAGTCTATGGGAAATGGTTGATGATTATAGAAGATGGAAGAATAGCGGTGATATTGGTGACTGTTTGTTAAGAACGAATGCACAGACGTTTTGCTCTTATCTTAAAATTCCCATATGGTATCATGTGGATTATATGGAAAAGATTGTTATGGGTATTTACGAACACTTTGCACTTAAGTATAGGGAGATGAAAATGATTGAAACTCTTTACCGCCAACAGAGTAACCTAAAGTGTTGGTGTAATAAATGTTGCAAGGAAGCCACCGGGTATCATCATTTGTTTCATATGGTTCTGTATCCTGACTGTAAAAATAAAAGATCCCCAAAAGCCTCGAATCATGCGTTAGAATGTTCTGGAAGTAATACTCCCGGACAAGACGGGAGCGTTTATTAAATGAAAATGCTCCTATTTTGGGCAGTTGTTTTTGGGATAAGTTTTATAGTTCCTGTAAATGTTGCCACCGGTTTTATGTTGGGATCTATCTTTGGAATAATTTTGGTGTTATTATGATTGAAAGAATAATAAAATTGGTAAGTATTCTGTAAAGAACTCCAAACACAATGTTAACCGTTGCAAACTAATGGAACAGAAATGAATAATCAGCACTTAGATTTTAAAAATTGGTACTATCACACTTTTAAAGATATTAATGGATGGTGGACTCCCGATGGAGATACACTGTTCAAACAAACTACAGAGATTGGGCTGACGGAAAAAAATTTAATGGAAATTTTTGGGTTTTTTGATCATTTTATGGGTAGCCCAAATAGTACATACTATGATGAACAAACACACAAAACATATCCAATAGGTTCAAGGAGTTTAACTTTCGAAACATATGAAGATTTGAAAGTTAAAATAACACGGTATCGCCAACATTATGAAAAACTAATACTTTATACTTTGGGTATTGATAGAAAAATGCAACAATTTTATGTTAGATTCGCCGTATTTCCTAGCCATCAGGACAATTGTGGACATCCTAGATGCTGATATTCATAAATGTAAAAGTTGCGGGTATTCTTGTGATGTCCAGTAACTAAAATGGATATTTTCAAATATGCTTCAGTCGTTCTACTTTTTGCGTTCCTTATACTTCCCGTAATGGCCTCAAGTGTTGCGTTTTCCTTAAACGTTTATAATTATCTTTCCCCACGTCATTGTATCATAATAAAATGAACTACAATAAAATTAGAATGTATAAGCGTCCAATGAATATCTTTGAGAAACTCGCCGCCGGATGGCTTCAAATTTTAGACAACAGGTGGGAGTGGTGGTATCATCTTACGGAGACCCCAGATAAGTTGAATTGGGAGTTTTGGCATTATTTGAATTTTGATCCCGTAGCATATGAAGAGGAAATTTATTATAATGGAAAATGACAAAACGTGCTATGCCACCTTTACTGGTAAAAACGGCTATCCCCATGAAAATGAACGAGCAAATCAAATCTTAACTATCGGGAAAAAATATAAAGTTGTTGGTGGCGCAATGTGTAAATGGCGTACAACACTAAAACTAGAAGATGTTATCAGTCAATGGAATTCGGTTATGTTTGATATTAATGGAGTTTTACCATTTTCTTATGAAAATAGTTATGTGGTTAAGGAAAAATTTGCGGGCGATATGCTAAGAGATTTTATAACTGGCCAGAAAGATATGGATAAAGAATGTAAGGATGTGCTCTATGGAAACTTATGGGATCTGTACTATTAAATGAAAACACTCAATGAAAATAAATGGCAACCGTCATCTTATAAAGATATTATGAAAGATCTTGGGCATGAAATTGCTAGAATATCAAATTCCACGAGAAAGCGAAGAACAACCACAAAATTGGAAATTGCTCTCTGGACAAGATCAGAGAAAATCTTAAAAGAACTGTCCAATGATGCATGTTCAATCATTCGTTATTGTGTTGCAGGTAATCGCAATACTACGCCAGAAGCACTAATGGTTCTTGCAAAAGATTATAGTGCAGGAGTTCGTAGATTGGCAATGGAAAACCCAAACGCAACCCGAGAAGTCATTCAAACAGTAAGAGCCTATGAGTTTTATAAGGAGCAATCAACATTATGA